CTTATGCGAGAAATACACAGAAAAAGTGGTGCAAAGACTGATGATGCAATATTAAATCTTTTTGATTGTATGCCTCTAGAAGATTTTAAAAAAGGAAAGTGTCATCAGCCTATTACAAATAGAAAAAAAATGCTTGAAAATTTTAAATATGGTCCAAATGTACAATTGGTAGAATATGTAAAAATGGATTTGAGTGATGATGATGGACAAAAACAGTTTGCTGATTACAATAAGATTTGTATAGACAAAGGATATGAAGGTATTATGATAAAACCAACTAGTGGTGTTTACGAATGTAAACGATCAAGTTTATGGTTGAAAGTAAAACCTTTTATAGAAGTCAGTTTAGAAGTCAAAGCAGTTGAAGAAGGCACAGGACGTAATGTTGGTAAATTAGGTGCATTAATTGTTGAAGGCACAGATGAAGGCAAGTTTATTAAAACCAATGTGGGTTCAGGATTAACTGATGACAACAGAGATGAATTTTGGAAACACAAAGACAAACTGATTGGGCAGATTGTGGAAGTCAGAGCAGATGCAATCACACAAAATCAAGATGCAACAGATGAATACAGTTTACGATTTCCTAGATTTTTAAGATTTAGAGGTTTTGAAGTGGGAGAAAAATTATAACAAAGGAGTAATATATGACAGAGTATAGTTCACATGATTGGCGTAAAAACACAGATGATGCTATTGTGGTTGCTTCTAATATAGGTATACAACTTGAAGCAAACAAAAGTAAAGTTATCTTTACCAATCCAAAAACCCTACAAAGGGAAGAAGTTGATGTTTCAAGACTTGTTAGGGTATTTGTAAACAATATTGAATCAAACAAAAGGAGTGTTAAGTGAAGAATTGGATGATTAACACAGCAACAATATTGTTTGATGACACAAAGAATGATCTCCGTGCATTACCAAAAACAGTAAGGTTGCAGTTATTGACAGTATTGTCATTTGTATGGTCAACAGCATTTACATTGTATATCTGGGGACAACTGTATGCAAGTATTTGGACAGGACTAGTAGTAGGGCATATAGCAATTATTATGGCCATGTATTACACATTCAAACAATTTCATAACATAAAAAACAACAAGTACAACTTTGGATCATATCATTCTTATGGTAGAGCAAGGGACTATGTTTTTTACAGAGACAAGCATGGTAATCCTTACAAAGTTAAATTGGATCCACGTGATCCAGGAGGAGAACACGAATAATGGTATCATTGAAAAAGAAACAGGCGTTGATTAAAAAGCTCAAAACACCAGAACGTTTTTTCAAAATTGATTTTGGAAGATATGGTGGAGAAGTTGCTATGGGATCAATTACCAAAGAACAATATGAATATTGGGCGGACAAAGATCAATCTGACTTTGAGGAATACATGACAAATATAGGTTGGGACATAGAAGAAGCAAACAAGGATGTACCCAAACAAGCACAATTCGATCGAGAATTTTACGAATATGAAGATATCTGTCATTTGTCAGGACCAGAATTCGCAGATAGTCAATACATGACAATATCAGAAGTAGACAAAGAAGGTAATGCGTTAACAGATGAAAATGGCAACTACATAGAAGATGAAACTGTGAACATGGAAGAGTTTGAAGATCGTGGAGCAAAAATTACCTGTGAAGCAGAACACAATTCTGGCACACAAAGTTGCAAAGACAATTACTATATGTTTGGGCAGTATTTCAACAAGGGTGGCTGGCACTCACCAGACATTGTGAAAACAGGTCCAGATGGATTTGATTTTAAAAAATTAGAAATTGCATATGAAGACTGTGATGGATTCAAAGTGTTTAACGAATTTTTATACAACGGTGACAGTTATCACCTTGAAGAAGATTCCACAGGCAAGAGCAGTTCTTTTTATGTAGCAGAAGGTGACGATGTTTAAAATATTTTATAAACAATTAGTTGAAACAATCAAAGATTATCTAACAGAACCTTGGATCTATGCAGTATTGATTGTTTTTATCAGTTTATTAATTATGGATATATCGTTGAAAGGATAATGTAATGGCAGGAACATGTTGGTGTGGGAGGTCAGAATCAGGAATATGTATTGGTTTACACAGATTTAGCGAAGAAGAATATCAAGCATTTTTAAAAGAAAAAAAGCCTTTCAGCGAAGAAACTTTACAAGAAGTAAAACAACAAACTCAACAAGATGAAAAAAAATCTGATATGCCACACATTTACACTGAAGAACGTGTGAATGAAATTATTAAAAATTTTCAAAACTTGTTGATGGAAGCAGACAATTTTCCAAGAGATAAAAATCCAAATGATTATCGACCATTTTGGTCAGGTTTGCGTGGAGCAGGATCAAGTTTATTGGGACTCACAAATCATCTCAAATCAATAATAGATCATCAACAAAAGGAGAAATCTAAATGACATTCACACAAGGAATAGGCCTACTAGTATTAGGTATTGTGATCACATTTGCTTTTTTTGTAGTATGGGTCAAAGCAATGGAAAGTGAAGATAAAAACATAAACAGAAAGGACAAGGACCATGAGTGAAAAAGAACATGAGCTGTTTCTACACGCAATTCGTTGTGTGAGTGACTATGCTTTGAAGTATTTAGAGCAAAACAGAAACAAAATGCATCAGGATGACATTGACAATCTTGAAGCAAGTGTAACAGCAATTGACATTTATGGATTTAAAGAACATGAAAAACAAAATAGTTAATCTAACAGATTATAAGAAAAAAAGCAAAGAAGATTTAGCAAAAACACAATATCAAAATATGATATATGCCATTGTTGAAGAACTAGTTCGTAACGGAATAGAAATTGATGAAGAATTACAGCAAATGAAAATTGTACCTGCATTGAAAGTTATAGAATCTATGATTTATGAATACCATGGATTAGACCATGAGCATCATGAATTTTTAGATCAGTTTGCTAAAAAATTTGCCAACAGAGTTAAGAAGTCATTGAATTAATGTTTTCTGTTCCTTTTGTAAAAAAGAATATTCAAATTGACAAGAACAGAATAGCTAATTCTATTAGAGAACATGTGACTACTTTGAAGTTGCCAAATCCTTGGCCAAAACAATCTCAGGTGATCAGTTCGCTGGCGGCCGGGGCAGAAGATGCCTGGCAAGATCAAGAAGTGTTTGAACAAATAAATCCTTTGATTGTGGAATTCTTAAAAGAGTCAATTGGCATGAATGTCAAAGTCAAATGTCACATGTGGTACAATGTTTATAACAGTGACTTCATGCAAGAAGCACATTCGCATCACACAGTGGGAGCATTGGCATCAGGCATAGTGTATGTTCAGATGCCCAAAGGTGCTTCAGGTACTACTTTTTTAAGTCCCATGCGTCATTTGTTTAATTCTTGTGATTACAAAGAAGAATACACAATGATCACACCTACTGTACAAGAAGGTGATTGCATAATCTTTCCACCTTGGCTGGAACACAGAGTAGACAAGCAAAACATTGAAAACACACGAATAACAGTAGCATTTAACGTACACGCATCTAGTTAATTTGTAAAAACATTAACTGCTCATACAAAGGTAAATAATTGTATGAGTAACAAAGCTGGTACAATAATTGACATAACATATCTGATTAATCAGAGAAAAGTCAAAAAATTAATCAAAAAACAGTTGGAAGATCTAGAAATAGATGAATTTTTCTGTGAAGAATGCATTGTGAAGTTTAAAAACGGCAATCCCACGTATATTGGTATCATATGGGACCGAAAATCAGGCAAACAACTGCAATTAGATCATACCTTTGATGTTACTCGTGCATTGTCAAAATGCTAAAAATTGACATAAAGAAATAAATAGTTTTAATAGTACTTTGACTGTGTGTTTAATATACACAGACTGTTTGAATAAAACAGACATGGAGCAGAAATGGCAGTAACATATAATATTAAAGGGACAACTAATCCCTCATTTAAAATTGGTAAAAAAGGTGTAGTTCTTTCACCAGCAGATAACACCAGCGAAACAACACTTACAATACCAAACGCAACGGGTACATTAGTTTTACAAGATTCAACAGACACACTGTCAAACAAATCATTTTCAGGAAATATAGCATTTGATACCAACACATTATTTGTGGATGCTGACAACAACAGAGTGGGTATTGGCACAACTGCACCATCTGTTAAATTAAGTGTAGAAGGAACATCAGCAGATGTGGCATCATTTATCAGAGGCAATAATTCTGGATCAGGACAGATACACTTAGGTAACTCAGATGGTTATGTGCGAGTAGGTGGAGCTGATGGCAGTTTCACTGTTTACAATTCTACTAATACAAGTGCTAGACTGTACATTGACAACACTGGTAAAGTTGGTATTGGAAATAACACATCACCGTCAGAAGAACTAGATGTCACAGGCGATGGTGCGTTTTCAGGCAACCTAGTAGTAGCAGGAAATTTAACAGTACAAGGTACGACCACAACAGTTGATTCCACAGCAATCAATGTACAAAATGCATTTGTGTTTGAAGGCGCTACAGCAGACGATTTTGAAACCACATTAACAGTTACTGATCCCACAGCAGACAGAACAATCACACTACCTGATGCAACTGGCACAGTGGTATTAGCAGATGCTACTCAAACACTCACAAACAAGACACTAGGTGCCACAACAATTTCAGGACACTTGACACCAAGTGCCAACGTCACATATGATTTGGGTACATCATCACTGAGATTTAGAGATATCTACCTGTCAGGATCAACCATTGATTTGGGTGGTGCCAAACTGACCAACGATGGCAGTGACAACTTAGACATCAAAGACAGTTCAGGAAACAGAAAAATTATCAGAGCCAGTGCCATTGAATTGGTAGACAGCTCAGGTAAAAAAATGAAACTGGAGAGAGATGCCACAACAGGTAAACTCAAAAAGACAAGAAAAAATGCAGATGACTCAGATGAAGGAAGCTCAGACACCATAGACATAATAGGAGACACTTCACCACAACTTGGTGGAACGTTGGATGCAAATGGCAATGACATTGATATGGGCACCAACACAATCACTGACACCAAAGTTGGTCAGTGGGACACTGCTTATGGTTGGGGTGATCACTCCACACAGAGTTATCTGTCAGGCACACTTGGTTTTCCAACTGATTTGGGTGCAGTCACAGGATCAACAACTGATTATTTGGGACTAGGTCCAGATCTAGGATCTATTGCATCTGGTGACACATTTGTGGGATTAGCAAAAGATTTTGGTTTGTTCGGTGACACAGTCACAACAACATCAGCACAAACACTCACAAACAAGACACTTACCAGTCCAAACATAAACGAAGCAGTCGCACTTACAAGTACTGCAACTGAACTTAATCTATTAGATGGTGTAACCGGTACACTGGTTACAGAAACAGGATCACAAACACTCACAAACAAAACATTTACAACACCAGATGTTAATACATCATTGAAAATGATTAGTAGTGGACAATTACAATTCAGAGATAATCAATCGTATATCACAGAAAACGGTGGAATTCTATTATGGAACAGTGCGGCAGGACGTGGAGTTAGAATGTATACTGCTGGTGCTGAAAGGGTTGGTGTGTCATATGATGGTAATTTAGAATTAAAAACAGGTGTAGATATAATTTTTGAAGGTGCTACAGCAGATGATTTTGAAACCACATTGACAGTGGTTGATCCAACAGCAGACAGAACAATCACATTGCCTAATGCAACAGGCACAGTGGCACTCACAAACAGTTTCACACATTTCCACAGTTCAGCACAGACAGTGACCAGTGCAGAAGCCACAACCAATGCTTCTGGCACAGTGGACTACACATTCAGTGATCTGTCAGGTGCTATTCATTACGTGGCGTTCTTGAACAGAACTCTAATGAGAGCCAGTGAATACAGTGTGAGCGGAACAACATTAACAGTCAATAGTGGTGTACTGGCAACAGATGACCAAATTGAAGTAACAGGGATTAGTGTATAATGGGCAGAGGTAGAAAAATCAAAATTGGTGGCGTAATGAGAGACTTTGCTGACCTTCGTTCACTGAAGTCATCAGAAATTGCCGCACACGAAGGTGGAACCAAAGACATTGATGAATTGAGATGGCGTTACAAGAAAAACGGTGACGTTGAATTTTTCTCAGGTGATCCGGGTGCTGACGATATTGTATTTGGCGGTTCAAAATCAGATCTAAGAAGAATTGAAGAACTTGAAAGAAATATGTCTGTATTGGCAACCAAAGTGGTCACAGCCAGTGATCCAGACAATTACGATTCAGATGATGATGCTTTTGGACAGGTGTTTGATGATGCAGTAAGATTCAAAAACAGTGCAGTGAGATTTTCAAGCAGTGCAGTGATTTTTGATGGTTCATCAACCATACACTTTGGCAACAGAAAATTAGCGGCAGTTGATGATCCAACAGCAGATCAAGATGCGGCCACAAAAGCCTATGTGGACAGTCAAGTAGCTGGAGGTTCAGTGCAACTATCAGGTCTATCAGATACCACAATCACATCACCAAGTTCAGGCCAAGTACTAAAGTACAACGGCAGTGCTTGGGTTAATGACACAGATACTGATACTGATACAAATCAATTATCAGGTTTAACTGATACAACAATTTCAACACCAAGCTCAGGACAAGTTTTAAAATACAATGGCAGTGCTTGGGTTAATGACACAGACACAGATACAAATCAACTATCAGGTCTAACAGACACAACAATCACATCACCAAGTTCCGGACAAGTTTTAAAATACAATGGCAGTGCTTGGGTTAATGACACAGATTCCACAGGTGACACTGTGCTGGCAGATGGTGTTATACAAGTGCCAAGAAAAACAGCAACAGAGAAAGATGCTATTAGTTCTCCAGTGAACGGTTATATGTTATACAACACCACAGATTCAAAATTACAAGTCTACAACAATGGATGGTTAACAGTTGGAAACAAAATTCCAGAATGGTCAACTGCTGAAGGATCTTTGGCAACTATTTTTGATTCATTAAGAAGCAGTTTCAGTGGTGTCACAGTAACAGCCACAGACGCAGACAGCAACAGTTTAACATATTCAGTAACTGCTGGCAGTTTACCTTCAGGATTGAGTTTAAATAGTAGCACAGGTGCCATCACAGGTACACCAACAGCAGTTGGATCAGACACAACATCAACATTTAGTATCACAGCAACAGATTCAGATGGTGGGTCGTCCGGTGCTAGACAGTTTTCGATCACAGTGAAAGCGCCAGTGGTAACAACATACAACTACACAAGAACAGTACAGACTTGGACCAAGCCTGCAGGAATCACAAGCATCAACGCAGTCATGTGGGGTGCAGGTGGCGGCGGTGGTAATCCAAGTGGACAAGGAGGAGCCGGTGGTGGATACACATATGGAACCATTGATGTTAGCAGTGTGTCATACCTTCATGTGATTGTAGGACAACTTGGACACGGTGAAAATAGTCACTTCAATGATGGTAATGGTAACGGCAATGGTGGAGGATTGAGTGGTATATTTACATCATTTGATTCAGATAGATCAGCAACACATGGCAGATCTGTACTGATCGCTGGAGGCGGCGGTGGCGGAGGTAACAATGGAGGTTACCCTGGTACAGGTGGAGGATCATCAGGAGTTGCTGGCTCAGGAGGCCAAGGTGGCGGCGCTGGAACTCAAAGTGCAGGTGGTTCAACTGCTTCATCAGGCGGAAGTTGTACTTCAAATTGTACTGCTCAAAAATTAAGAGGTGCTAATGGGTGTGGAGGTAGTGAAAGAGATAGTGGAAGTTCATGGCCTAGTACATATTGGGGTGGCATATGGTCTGCAGGAGCAGGCGGTAACGGCTGTAATGCTGGCGGAGGTGGCGGTGGCTACTACGGCGGCGGCGGAGGCGGCGGAAGCCCTAACGGTGGTCAAGGCGGAGGAGGTTCTGGCTACATAGGAGGTCACTCAAATGCTCCGGTAAGTAATGCATCAACTTCATCAAATGGCAACAATCAAGCACCAGCAGGAACAGGACACACACATTATCCAGGTAGCAGTATTGGTTATGGAGCCAGCGGTGCAGAAGTCAATGGTAACAATGGTGCTGTGGTAATTTGGTATTAAGGATTGATATGAGAAACATATATGAAGCATTGAGAAGTTTAAACATAAACAATTATTCTTTAGACTTTGAACCTAAAACCGAAGAAGAATTCAATTCTGCTTTTGTAATCAATATTTTAGACGAAACAGGCGTACCAACATCTACATCAAGAGACACAGCAGATTTTGGAGTTACTTGGGCACAACTGGTATCAGCAGACAACTTAAACGCACTGAGAAAAGTAAGAAACAAACTGTTAGCAGAAACAGATTTTTATGCACTGTCTGATGTGACAATGTCAGCAGAAATGACCACATATAGGCAAGCACTGAGAGATATCACAAACACTTACACATCAATAGATGATGTTGAATGGCCAACTAAACCAGAATAATGAAAACTATTTCTTGGAAACAGGCATTTGATATTGCTACAAGTTATAATGATTTTGACAAGGTCACTTTGATTGTTTTCATTGATGATTGTTGTGTTGATTGTAACGGTTTTGTAGACAATTTACCACAACTAGAAAATGATCAATATCAAGTTTTTATAGTGAAAGATGGCAACGATATGCCTTTTAAACCAGTTAACTATCCAGTAGGTTATGTGTACATTCCAAATTCAAAACCGTTTACTGTGTTTTATGAAAATGTTCCTATTGATTCAGTTATGAAAAATGCACAAGAACAAGTGCAAACAATGTTGACACAAATTTAATAAATAATAGTATGACAGAGAACGTAGAAAATACAGCAGAAGCACAAAAAACAGCAGATGTGAAAAAAACAATCCAGATTGATTTGGAAGTTGATACTGCAACAACAGATACATCAAAAAATCCTTTTCAATGGTTAATTCATTTGGCTAGAGCTGTTGACGCCTGGAGAATTTTCCCTAGAGTGTTTATCACAACTTATATCTACCTATTATATAAAGTAGTAATTTGGTATATGGAAATGCCAAATCCTACCATGGAACAGTCGGGCCTAGTATCAATTGTGGTAGGTGCAGGTGCGGCCTGGTTTGGTTTGTACACAGGATCAAGAGCCAAAGGCAAATAACAATGAAACTGGCAGTGTTTGGCTGTAGTTGTAGTTACGGTACAACACAGCACATTGACATTGATAAAAGTGAACCTAACTGGGTTAGATCGTTAGCCAAACTGAGACCAGACGTCTCCATTACAAATTTTTCGTATGCAGGAACCAGCGTACAATTCAGTGCATCTTTGTTTGATAAATTTGCACAAGATTTTGATTACACAATATTTCAAATCACAGGATCTGGTAGATTGTGTTTTTGGCCAGACCAATTTGATTTTAAAAAACACATGATCAAATATGAAGACAATTTGATACAGTTTGGTGATTTGGATCCTTACATTTTTCAAGTCACTGCTTCAGCAATTGATGATCCTGACAATAACAAATATATTTTTAAAAACACAGAGCATGAACTTGATTTTGCAAAAAAATATTATAGATATATGCCTATGGAAATAATAGAATTAGAATATCAAAGTATTATCAATAACATTTATAGCAAAGCCAATTTAACGTTTTGGCATTTTGGTGTCAAACAATACAGAGATGATATTTTTTCAATAAATCAGATACTAGGAGATACACAATTTTCTAATTATTCAACTTCTACAGGATTTCACTTTAATCAAGCAGGCTGTGAATGGCAAGCCAATTACATAAACGAAAGGTATCTTAAATGAAATTAGCAGTATTTGGCTGTAGTTGGAGTTATGGCACCCACCAAAAGGTTAATATTGAAAAATCTCCACCCAACTGGGTCAGATCATTAGCCAAATTGAGACCAGACATCTCCATTACAAATTTTTCGTATGGAGGAACCAGCATACAATTCAGTGCATTTCTTTTTGACAATTATGCCAAAGAATATGATTATACCATATTTCAAATCACTAGTCCTTACAGACTCACAGTATGGCCAGACCAATTTGATTTTAAAAAACACATGATCAAATATGAAGACAATTTGACACAGTTGGGACATTTAGTAAATAAAGACATATTAAATGTAAATCCTGCTCGAATTGACTATTCTCCATTTACAACAAACATCTTATTTACTGAATCTCGTAAAGCAATAAATTTCAGTAAACAGTATTACAAATACATAGATAGCCAATATCTGTGGTTTGAATACAACATGTTTATAGAACATATTACTAAACAGGCTGATCTTAGATTTTTTCATCAACATGATCCAAACTGGCTACTTAGAGATGACACATATAACACATGGTGCATTGAAAAAATCTTGCCTGCACAACAGTATCAAAACTATCTGCTAGATGATGGAGATCACTTCAACCAAGAAGGCTGTGATTGGCAAGCCAATTACATAAACGATAAATACTTACAATGAACACTATAACACTAAAATTTCAAAATCCATTGTCAGAGGATTCATTGGAATCCTTGTTTGACACAGTGGCCACTATTATACCTGAAGATTCTTATGTTGAAAACACATCAGTGGCTGATGGTATAGAGTCCAACTACAATTTGACTTATCATGTGACTCACGATGAACACTGTTATGAAATACCATTGGCTAGACCATTATCTGTTCAAGAAGGCAAAGCATTGCACAGCATATTGGACAATGCAATTGAACAGGACTACACAATGGAAATTTCAGCCAATGCCAATGAGCTACAAAACAGGTACAATTTCAACAATTTTGAAGGCTCAATCCAAGAAGGCGATTTAGAATAATCCACTTGACTTTTATCCTAAATGTGTTATACTAGTTGTATGACTCAACATTTAATGATAGATCTAGAAACTTTGGCCACAACCAATGATGCCAATGTGTTGACCATAGGTGCTATAAAATTTGATCCACATGAGGATTACAGCAAATGGCAATGGTTAGAGTTTCCTGAAACACAAACATTTTATCGCAGAGTTGAACCTGAATCAGGCTCTCAACTTGGATTAACGATAGATGAAGACACACTATCATGGTGGAGTCAACAATCAGACGAAGTAAAAGAAGAAGCATTTTCAGAAGAAGAAAGATATCCAATTGATCAAGTGATGAAAGATTTTTACAAATTTGCTTTACCATGCAAATATGTTTGGGCACAAGGTGTTGCATTTGACACAGTCATTTGTGAAAATATTTTTAAAAAATTAAACAGAGGAGCACCATGGATGTTTTACAATCTCAGAGACACTAGAACAATATTTGATCTTGCAGATGCTGAAATGCCAAAATCATTACATCATCATGCACTGTTTGATTGTTGGAGACAGATTATTGGAGTACAAAACGTTTATCGTAAACTTAACATACCACGGAAGTTTTAATGAAAATAGGCTTTTGCTGTAAATGGCTTAACGATCCTAGTGAATGCAAAGGCATGAAAGTCAATGCCAAAGACAGAGATCTCAATGGCAGAAGCACGACCATGCGTTGGTTAAGAGAGCATCCTGAAGATGCAGAACAACGACAATGGGACATAATGAATCACAATGCTCAAGCGGCATTGAAAATGGTTGAACGTGTTGGATCACTGCCAGAAGAACGAAGAATGGTCAGACTTGGATCAGAAATGCTACAAGGCTATACTGAACCCAACTGGATCGAATGGTGGCAACAGTCACATATACAAAATCATCTAGCAAAAATATTTGCACCTGTTGGTGAAGCATCTAGACGTTTAGGAGTCAAAATCAGTTTTCATCCAGGACAGTTTTGTGTGTTAGCAAGTGACAGAGAAGATGTTGCTGAACGAAGCAGACTGGAATTTGAATATCATGCAGACATGGCCAGATGGATGGGTTTTGGTAAAAGTTTTCAAGATGGTTGTAAATTGAATGTGCATATATCAGGCAGACGTGGACCTGAAGGTATTATAGATATGATACCAAAACTGTCACCTGAAGCACGTAATTTGCTTACTATTGAGAATGATGAAATGGGTTGGGGACTTGATGCAAGTCTACAGTTGGAAAAACACTGTGCATTGGTTTTAGATATACATCATCACTGGATCAGAGACGAAGAATACATACAATCCAACGATGACAGAGTCAAACGAGTAGTAGACAGTTGGAGAGGCAGTAGGCCAACACTACATTACTCATATTCACGTGATGAAGCACTGGCACCAGCAGAATTAGGTGAGCAAACACATGTAGGTATGCATGACATTAAAAAACTGCTTGAACTAGGGTGTAAAAAGCAAAAGCTCAGAGCACACAGCGACTTTTTCCCTAATCAAACAGTAAATGAATGGGCATTGAGCTTTGGTGAATATTTTGATATACAAGCAGAAGCCAAAGGTAAAAATCTAGCATCACAGCAGTTGTATGATCTTTTTGTTTTAACTAAATAAGTTAAACAAGGAGATTTTATGCCAAAAACGAGCAAGACGTTTGTTGCTCATGAATCCAAACCAAAAAGAACATCAATTGGTGGCGGCAGAGTAAAAAAGTCGAGCATGAATAAGGGTAAAAAAAGATCATACAAACCTTATAATGGTCAAGGAAAATAAAAGTAATGAGAGCAAACGAACTTAACACAGCAGTTTTCACATTTGGTAGAATGAATCCTCCTACTATTGGTCACAAAAAAGTTATTGACACAATCAAAAGTTTACCTGGAAAACCTTTTTTATTTTTAACCCACACTCAAAATGCCAAAAAAGATCCTTTGTCTTTTGAGCAAAAGTTAAAATTTGCTAAACAGAGTTTTTCAGATATCACCATAGGTGATCCAACTGTCAAGACCATAATACAAGCCATGCAGACTTTACAGAAAAAAGGTTATGCAAATGTTGTGCTTGTTGTAGGATCTGATAGAGTTCCTTATTTTTCTGAACTTTTACCAAAGTACAATGGTAAAGATTATAAATTTGATTCTATCAAAGTTGTAACTGCTGGTGTTAGGGACGAAGAGTCCGATGACAATGTTGAAGGCATGAGTGCAAGTAAAATGCGTCAAGCGGCAGTGGATGGTGATTTTGAAAGTTTTAAACAAGGTGTTGCTAATCCAGGTATTGCAAAAGAAATGTATGACGCTGTAAGAACAGGAATGAATATACCTACTGAAACAACAGAAAGTACTGAAGAAGAAGCATGGGAACTCTTAGGACAACAAGAACCTAATATACAAAAGTTTGTTAAAACTTTAGGTTTACAAAACAATCAACAATCAGTTGAGAAACTTGTACCTATGATTCGAAATGCACAAACAAGTATAATAAATCCAAATCAAATTGCAACTCTCCAAAATCTTGCCAACAAAGGTCCTGCAGACATACAAGCACTTAGAAGTATTTTAAAGATCAAAGGCACACCTGAAGCACCTCAACAGTTTGCTAAAATCATGCAACAACGTGATCAAGCAGAAGGAAGAAACAGAGGATATGATGTTGGTAGATTAATTAATGATATCAACACAGGCAAATATGAATCGCCGGTAGTATTAAAAACTAATTCTGGAATGGTTGTTGTTGGAGGAAGAACAAGATTATATGCGGCATTGGCTTTAAATAAATCAATCAAAGTAAAAGTATTAGATCCTAATAAACTTGATCCTGCAGAAGGAATACAAGAAGAAGTTTCACAAAAACCAAAAGTGTACGTTGACATGGATGGTGTTATTGCTGACTTTTTTTCAGCATTGGCAAAATTTAGAAAAGTAAATCATTGGAAAGACAAAGGTGAAATCAGTGTTGAAGACAGTATCAAAGCAATAGCAGGTACAGACTTCTTTTCAACATTGCCTTTGTTTGCAACATCAAAAGAATTAATTAACATTGTAAAAAGTTTCACAGGTGGCGAATGGTATATTTGCAGTTCTCCTTTGCGTGGAGATCATGAGAATTCAAAAAAGCATAAGTTGGATTGGTTAAGATCAAACGGGTTCACACCAAATGGTGTTATCATAACAGGCAGAAAAGAAAGTTATGCTGTAGACAAAACCACAGGGTTGCCAAACATATTGATTGATGACAAACCAAGCAACATTGAAAGATGGCAAGCCAAAGGCGGTATTGGAATTAGATATCAAGCCAACAAAGACAATTTAAACAGAGTTTCACAAGCATTGAAGTATGTTGAAAAACAAGACCTTTCAAAAGTTGCACCTATCAACAAAGCAATTAATTCAGGTAGTTTTGCTCAAGTCAATGAAGGAGATTTAATACCTTTTCCTGATAACACATTAGTTGTTGACATAGACAGCAAAAGTGATTATTATGAACTCACAAAAGATATATCTAACTTGGATCAGGCAGATAGAAAAAAATATGGACCAAATGGTAAACCAGATACACTTGTTACTTTTCAAAGCGAAAAAGTAAAAAATGAATACAAGAAACGTATCAAAAAGCACACTGGTTTAAATTCAAGAGACACCAAGCACACTTATCTTTATCATGATCCTGACACTAAACAGGTCAATGAATGGGGAGGCAGAGTTGTCAAAGGAGTTAATACCACAGTAGATGTTGGTGTTGATGCCATAACAAAACAATCTGCTAAATTAGGATTCAAAGTAGACAGAGATGGAAGACCACCAAACATACGAGAAAAGAAAAGTATTTTTAGTGCTATAGTAGAAGATGAATTAAAATTTCAAAATGACAAAGGTGATAAAAGTTTATTAACATTGCCAGGCACATCTAAATATCAAAAAATGAAAAAGACTTCTGAACCTGGAACTGACAAATGGTTCAAAGCATATAGAACATTACCTTTGCTGACCAAAGGTAGAAAAAATCATTACATGCTACCAGTCAAAGAAAGAATTGAAATTTTAGAACAAGAGCTAAAACAATTACAAGAAAAATGGAGTGCAAAATATAAAAAAAGTATTGATTGCACAAATCCCAAAGGTTTTAGTCAAAAGGCTCACTGTGCAGGGCGTAAAAAGAAATGAGATTAAACGAAGTCATTGGTCCTGATGAAGAAGATTTGTATTGGAAGAATCCAAAAATAGATGATTTATGGGCATTAGATAAACTGATTCTTTCAAAAAAATTAGGATACACTTGTGGTCCAGCAGGTATTGAAGTTCCAAAAGAAGGTGATTATATTATAAGACCTGTGCTTAATGTTTTTGGTTTAGGAATGGGTGCAAAGAAAATGCACCTCAAAAAAAACACAAATCATTTACCTATAGGAACATTTTGGTGTGAATGGTTTAAAGGTAGACATTTTACAGTTGATTATGATAAAGGTAAACAAGTAAGATGTGTAGAAGGATTCAAAAAAGAAAACACATTACAACGTTGGGATAAATGGATTCGTGTAGATGAGCAAGTGCCGTTACATCCGCTTATCAAAAAGCATTTTGGAAATAGACCAAGATTAAATGTTGAATACATTGGTGGTAAGGTCATTGAAATGCATTTTAGACACAATGTAGACTTTGAAGGTGATAGACAAGAATATCTACCTGTATGGGAAGGACAAAGCACCAAAGCACCTGAAGGGTACAAATATATAAAACATCCTGATATGCATGGTAGAATTGGAGCATTTGTTAAATGAGGTTTTTTGAATTACTAAAAGAAAACAAAGAAATTACTGATCAAGATTTACAACAACTTGAAGTTTATGCTGACAGATTGTTTGCTTCATTGGGCATAGACATTGAATTTTCAAAACATTTCAAAGACAGAGTAAACGATCCAAGAAATCAAAAGCCAATAACAATGGCAGAACTCACAAGACTATTCAAACAAGTTTACAAACAACACGGTAAACCAATTGCACAGTTAGGACCAGATGCAGAAGCAGTGATGAAAGACATGCGAACAGATGTTAATATTCCTTTTGCATTGCAATGGGATGGACAAGAATTAGATCTTGTTGCAAAAACAATCATGCGTAAGCCTAATTTTGCAACACCTAATCCAGAATTTGCTGTTGAAAATTTTGCTGATGGCAAAGTAAAAGGCAAATCAAGACCAGGCAGAGTAAAACGTGCAGGTGCCAGTTGCAAAGGATCAGTTACAAGTTTAAGAGCAAAAGCAAAAAAATCCAGTGGTGAAAAGGCTAAAATGTATCATTGGTGTGCCAACATGAAAAGTGGTAGACAAAACAGTTAATTCAAACTATACTGCATAGTTAAATAAACAAAGAAGAAAAAAATGTTGAATTTTGATTTAGTAAGTGACGTTCATGTAGAACACTGGAATAACAATTATGATTTTTTACAACACAAAAATTCTGATTTATTAGTTGTTGCTGGAGATGTAAGCGATGATCCCAAATTAACTGTGGAATGGTTAAACCGTGTAAAAGATGAATACAAACAGATTTTGTTTATTGATGGAAATCATGAACATCAAGGTGTAGGATTTCCAATGAATTCTTTGTGTGACGAAGTTTACAACAAAACCAAAGACATTGAAAACTTACATTATCTTTCCAAACAACCATATGTCAAAGACAACTGTGTATTTTTAGGAATCAATGGATGGTGGGATTTTAAAATTGGCGAACCATATGTGCCAAGATCATACAGTTTTGAACACACAACCAAACAGTTTGGACAAGACACAGCAATTAAAATTTTAAAACAGTCAGCCAGCGATTATGCACAGATGGCCAATTGGTTAGCAGAGTATCAATGGAATGACAACATAGAATCAATTGTTTGCATAACTCACACACTACCAGTAAAAAGAGCAATAAGTTGGGCAGTTTATCCACCAATACAAAAAGCAGTGGGTTGTTATGGAAATGCATTAATGGAAGAATTACCACTGTATTACAAAAAAATAAAACTATGGTGTTTTGGACACAATCATGATCAACAGGAATTTGTGCAAAACACAGTGACATATCATAGTAATCCAAGAGGAAGACCTGAAGATTTTAACAGAGAAACTTACACACCAAAAACAATCTTTCTGAAATAAATACTTTTATGAAACTTCAAGAATTGATTACACTTGGTGAGAGAATGCCTGCTTCTATCATAAAGCACAAGCAAAAATTAGCCAACATGACTGACCAAGAACTTGCGGATCGTTTCAAAGATTTTGATGAAACAAGATTACGTCAAATGGCATGGAGACATGGATACGGCAAGATGAGTTCTTACTACTGGGACAGAGTTCAAAAAGGTAAGTCAGTATCTGAAGCAAAAAAACCAAAACCAACAAATCCTAGCAAATGGGCATATTATAAATCACAAGCAAAGCAAAAGTTTGATGTTTATCCATCGGCTTATGCAAATGCTTGGGCGGCCAAAATGTATAAAAAAGCAGGTGGAGGCTGGAGATAATGAGATTAGCAGAATTAGAAACAAATAAAATTGTAGAAGCAATACAGTATCATATCAAAAACAATATACCTTTTAGAGAAAATATTTTTAGACCAGGCACAGATAATTTTTTTAAATTATTTTGTGAAGCTCGTAAAATGTATGAAGCAGGGTTATTAACAGTTGACTGGGAAGATCAAGAATTATTTGAAACAGAAATAGGTAAAGTATTAAAAACAACACAAGGTGATATTGCACTTGATTTACCATTTGAAGAAATTGAAGAAGCAGATCAAGTTAAAGGCAAAGAACCAATGCCAAGCAAGTCTAAACCAACAACACTAAACAGTACACCTCATCCTTATAGAGGACGTTTAGTTGGCGAAGCAGAATATCAAGGTAAAAAAGTTGAATTAAACAAACCTAAAAGAGGTGGTTCAAAAAAATATTATGTGTACACTCGTAATCCTAAAACAGGAAAGATTAAAAAAGTCAGTTGGGGTGACACTACAGGTTTAAAAACCAAAGCAAACAATCCAGGTGCAGTGAAAAGTTTTGTAGCAAGACACGATTGCAAAAATAAAAAAGATAAGACCAAAGCAGGATATTGGGCTTGTCGTACTCCAAGATATAAAAGTTTAGGAGTTAAAGGAGGCCAGTGGTGGTAAAGCCTTACTCACAGACTTCACTGGCAAAGGGAATAATTAGACGTGTTTTTGAAAGTTCTGTAGATGCTGACGAATTAGTTTGGCATCAAGATCACAACACACGAACAATTAAAGTGCTTGAAGGCACTGGGTGGAAAGTTCAGTTAGAAGATTCTTTACCAAAAGAAATTTTTAAAAATGATACTTTTACAATTGAAGCAGAGCAATATCATAGAATTATTAAAGGTGAAACAGATTTGGTATTAGAAATTACTGAACCAAATAGTAAGGAAAAATAAAAATGGATAACAAAGAAACTACATCAAGTACTGACGATAAAGTTATTAATCTTAATGTAGATCAAGTGATACAAGCACTGGCAAATTATTTGCATGATGAAGGTTTTATTAACCCTAATCAAACAGATGGCATGATGACATATGAAATTAATGATGATGCCACAATTACTGTCAAACTACTTTTTGGCAAACCAACAATGCAATAAAACAAGTTATGTTGATAAACGAAATTTTAAACGAAGAATACAAAGGCGGACTGCGTAAATGGTTTAAACAGAAATGGGTAAACATTGGCAAAAAAAACAAAGATGGCAGTCATCCTGAATGTGGTACAAGCGGTGATAAAAAAGGATATGCTAAATGTGTACCAGCCAACAAAGCATCTAGCATGAGCAAAAAAGAAAAACAATCTGCAACAAGAAGAAAACGTGCGGCTCAAAATAAAGCAGGACGAGGTGGAAAAACGCAAAAAGGACAAGGCAATAAGCCTATAAGAGTATCTACAAGTCCTAAAAAATAACTTTTAATTAATAAATACTTTTATGAGATATTCAGAATTATTAGAGTCAATGTCGTTTACCGCAGGTCACAAACATAAACAGAAGGGGTATTGGACTTCTGACACAGATTCGGGTGATCAATACGGTGAAGATTTTTACAAAAACAGCGACAAGTACATGTATGGTGATGAAGAACCACCTAAAAATCCTAACTACAAACCAGAACTAGATTTAACACTAGCAAATGCCAGCATGAGACAAGTAATGAGTACATTAGGATATCCAACAGATTTAGAAGATGCTCCACCTTTTCCAATAGATGAATTTATTGCAAGAACTACACAATGGTTGCAAAAGCATATTGGAAAACAGTCCCCAGAAGAACCATCTCAGATTGAGAAAAATCCAGGTGGTGCTACATTTATTAGTGGCGGTAGACCAGAAGGTTATTTCAACAGAGTTATTAAACAGATGAATCAAATTGCTAGAACAGGCAAACAAAATGGTGCTACACACGTTTGGGCAAACTAGGTAAATAATATTATGAACTTGACAGATTTATTTGAAAACAAAAAAGAGATTAAAAATCGTAATCCTATAGCACAAGAGTTACGAGCAAATCCACAGTTTAAAGCAAAAACTGAAATTGACAAGAAAAAAGAAGTCAAAAAAGGTTATCAAAAACACAAAGGCAAAGTAGATGAAGCCAGTGGTTATCAAGGTCAATCAGAACCAACATATCACATTTTTAAAAATGCAGATATCAAAAAGATTGTTGATACAATCAAAGCAAAAAATTTAAGAGCATATCCAGAAAAAACAGCAGATGGTGTCAAAGTACACACTTTTGATTTGGACAGATCAGCAGTGGCAAAAGAATTAGGCATCAACGAAACAATGGATTCAGAACACAAAGAAGTCAAAGCAATACTAGACAAGCATGGTATAACAAAAGCAGATGACATAGAACTTGGCACACCAGCATATGAAGAATTATTTGGCTACTATATGGATTCAGGTGAAATGCCATATGGTGTTATGAAAGCCAGAGACGGTATGCCAGATGAATGGATCTGGAACAGAGTTCAAGAGTTAGGTTTAGTAGAACAAGTTCAAGAAGATGACACAACCTATGTGAAAATGGTAATACAAAAATACCCACAAGAGTGGAAAAAATTTTTAGACACAGGGGACTTAATGGATGCTCCAAACATCTATGAAAAACTGTTTGTGTATTTTCATTTTGACAGAGGCGAAATGCCCTATAGCACAGCCAAAGCCAGAGATGGTGATCCATATGTGTGGATTGCAGACAAATTAGCAGATCTAGGTTTAGCAGAACAAGTTCAAGAAGATGTTAACGAAGCAGATTTAAATGCCTGGTATGCTGAACAGTATGCCAAAGAACTTGCTGAGAAAGATGGCAAGACATGGGACAGAATGCCATACGGTGACAAAGAAGATTACAGAAAAATTGCTAACAAAAAGTATGGTGTAGTAAAATCTGAAAATGCAGACGTACCAACACAAAAAGGTAGAGATGCCAAACATGATGTGTTAACACCAAGAGCTAAAAACAAAGTTCTACAACAGATCAAACATGATGCCAACAAGCAAAGAAGAGCTGATTCAAAAAAAGCAGTTACTAGTGTTGAAGTAGAAAATGAGTCAATTAAAAAAACTGATTATGACAACATGTTAAATGTTGCCAACAGAAACAAAGACAATGACATTGCCAGAATGCAAAAACTGGCTGGCATAGTACCAATGCAGATGCAAGAAGACTATGCTAAAATGACACATGATTTAATCAGCAAACTGATTGGTGACGGTAAATCAGATGAAGAAATTCAAGCAAGAACAGGTGAAGCAGGCAAAAGAATTGAAGCCATTAGAAAAAGCATGGAAGATGATGCAATGGACAGAGCACAGCAGGCTTACAAATTGGCAAGAGACGAAGACCCAACAGAAGCCACACAGGATCTTGCAAGAGGTTTAAATTCAGTTAAACCTTCAGTTGATACCACTATGTCACCACAATTGACAGCAAAAGGATTTGATGCAATAGCAAAAGGTGATCGTTTAACACCAACACAAATCAAAGCAGTTGAACCATATGTTTCAAAACTTTCAAAAGCAATATCAAATCCACAAACTGCTGGAGCAGTGAAAACAGCATTCAACAAGGTCCGTTAAATGGATCTTGACTATCTAAAAAAATTAGCAGGCATAGGCGAAACATCCGCACAGTCAGTGATGTCTTTGGAACAAGAGTTGGCAAAGAACAGACGTGAAGCAATGATGTCTATGATGAAAGAAGCCAAAGAAGAACAATTGGAATTAGAAAAATTACCTTACAACCTAGATGCACTACAACCAGTGTTGTCAAAACAAAATGTAGATTATCACTATGATGTATTAAGCAGAGGTTATGTGACCAGATACAACAACAAAGAAGGTGATGCAGATTTTAATTATGGTGGTGCCAAGTTGCACAATCTTTGGTGGCAACAATTTAAACCAGCCAAAGAATCAAGCACAATAGATGGTCCAATCAAACAAACAGTGTTTGCCAATTACGGAGATCTAAAAGGGTTAGCAGACAAGTTGGTAGAAGCGGCCATGACCATACAAGGCTCAGGTTGGGTATACTTGACCAAAACAGGCACAATCAAAACCACACCAAATCAAAGTTTCAGATCAGATGTGTTCATGCCAATAGACATGTGGGAACACAGTTTCACAGACTACACACCAGCCAAAGATGCCAAGGCTAAATATGTTACAGCAGTGCTAAAATTGATAGACTGGAACAAACTAAACAGAAGATTAGAAGCATGAGAATAAGTGAAATCACAACAGAGAATAACAGAAGAAATTTTATGAAAGCCATGGGCAAATCTGCTGTGGCAGGTGCAGGTGCATTGGCTTTAGGTGCTTTTCCTACCAAAGCATGGCCAAATGAAATACCACAGAATTTTGATTTTATGGACAAGTTTTTAAGTGACAAAGTGTTAAATGACCCAAAGTATCAAGAATTTAAATCTGTTGGTGAAAAATTACTTAAAATGATGCAAGACATTGAAAACGAAAAAAAGAAAAAAGAACTAGAAAAACAAATTCAAACCAACAAAGACAAAGAAATTTCAGTTTAATTAAACACTCAAATTAAAAACATAAGATAAATACTTTAGTAAGGAATACATTATGTTAATAGCTGAAATATTTAATATAGAAATTAATGAAGACGCAACTGCTGGTGCAACAACATCAGGTGTGATGGCTTCAATTGCCATGCCACTTTTCACAGGGCAAAAAGGTGCGGCACATCATGCCACAGCCAGACGTGCTATAGATCCAATGGGTCATATATTTCACGGTAAAAAACTCAAAATGAAACCTTACAAAATGGGACACAGTGGTGACACTCTAGCATATACTAAAAAAGTAAAAGACATCTATAAATAGTACTATGTTAATTCAAGATATCACTGAACGAAAACTTACCAAAGCAGAATACAACAAACGTGAATCTCTTAAGAAAAAATATGATAAGACAGACATGAAACAGAATTTCATTGATCAATATGGAGCAGAGAGAGGTGAGCAGGCATATTTTGCAACTATAACAAAACAAGCCAAGGAGAAAGCATAATGGACGATATTAGAAAATGGAAACAAGCAACACAAAATCATTATGAATTAGATCGTGACTATGGTCAGCATGATCACGAGGCATCAATGGCTAGAGGTCAGTTATATCACATTGCCAAAGATGCTATCAAATTAATTGAAATGATTAAAAAAGGCGACAACCTTGAAGGTTGGGTAGCATCAAAAATTACCAAAGCAAAAGAAAATATATCAGTGGTTGCAGATTACATGGAATCATCAATGACAGTCAACAAAGAATCTGAACAGGATTCAGTTGACAAAACTGAATAGTTATAGTAGTATAACTTTAATGCCGGCGTAGCTCAGTTGGTAGAGCAGGCGATTTGTAATCGTCAGGTCGGGAGTTCGAATCTCTCTGCCGGCACCATTCTAGAGCATATTCCTCGGTAGCTCAGTTGGTAGAGCAGTTGACTGTTAATCAATTGGTCGCAGGTTCGAGTCCTGCCCGAGGAGCCAGAAAACAGTTGACAAGATCACATTTATAGTTTACATTAACATTATGAAACTAACAGTAATTGACAGAGACGACAAAGAACATGTAATTGAAGCACAATCATATGAAACGTTGGCTTCAGTGATCAAAAAAGAAATTTCACCAGACAATTTTATGATGTGTGGAGGCTGTTGTGCCTGTGCCACTTGTCATGTCAAAATTGATGATCAGTATTTGAATCTGTTACCTAAAATGGATGAAGATGAAGATGCATTGTTAGACAGTGAAGACAGAAACAAAAACAGTAGGTTGAGTTGCCAAATACAATTAACAGATGCTTTAGATGGCATGACTTTAAGGATTGTTAAATAGTTATGTTATGTTGGTCAAATCATTCACTGTGTTTGGATTACAAAGAACTGGAACTAACTTTACTCACCAGTTAGTTATCAACAATTTTCAAAGTTTAAATCTAGATCAAAGTTTGATCAAGTATGCATGGAAACATGAACCTGACACTGAGTTTGTTTACAAGTTATACAAAAAACAAAAAAAAGAAAATCACGCACATATTTTGGTTTCAAAAAATCCATACAAATGGGTTGAAAGTATTTTAAGAAATCCTGTAGACATCAAAATACGTAGACCTCAAGTGCTGTATGATTTAGATGCTCTTCCACATGATCACATATTAGAATTCAGTACTTTGACAAAGAAAAACATGAATAATTCTTGGAAACTTGAAAAAATTAATCTTGTTGAATTGGTAAAATTGTACAATGAATTTTATAACAATTGGATTGATCTTCAACCAAAAATTAAAAATTGGAATCTAGTAAAATATGAAACACTGTTAGATTTAGAAAACTGTTTACAGTTCATAGAAGATTTAAGTCAAATATACAAATGGAATGTGATTAAGCATTCGCATTTGATTATTCCTGCTCATGTCACATTGAGTGAAAACTGGACAGAATCATTAAGAAAAAAGAAAACTCAAGATTACTATAATTCAGATACTATAAAAACTTTGACCCAAGAACAGATTAATGTAGTAGACAAGCATTTAGATAAAAGTTTGTTGGAAAGATTAGGTTATTCCACAACCAAGCCCACAAGTGTTTTGTCTTGACAACTAGATAAAAGTTTGTTATAACATTAGAATGAGTGAATTTAATAATGGTATTTTCAATACTTTTAAGAAGTTAATGACTAAGTCGTCTTTAACATTGGCATTAATTTATACATTTGGTCATATTGTTATAGCAATGACCACAACTTATTTTATAACTGGTACCACTTTAAATCTTGCGGCTTTAAATGCTCTTGTAGAACCCTGTATTAATGGTGTGTGGTTTTATATTTTACACACTACTTGGCGTAAATTTAGTAAATAATTATTAGAGTTATATTAAAATGAACAACCAATATGTTTTTACATTAGATGAGAGTTTTTGTGATATCAATGAAATGCGAATGATATATCACAGACGCAAAGATGATATTGAAGAGGGACTTGGGCATTTTCAACGATCAGCAAACAAAGAACCATACATGGTTTTTCTAATGGAAAAATATCCATTTTTAGGAGAACTGTATAATTTTTATGACATGGTTGAATCATTACCGTTACACGTTGACAATCCTAGAAAATGCACAATAAACATTCCGTTATGGAACTGCAATGACAGTGAAACAGTGGTTTATGAGTTCATAAAAAAATTAACTGACAAAGAACGCAAAGATATCATAGATGATCTAGGATCTGGTTTCTGGTCATTTCCTGTCAAAAAAGAAGATATCAAAGAAGTATATAGATTTTGCTTAACTGACCCGGTACTGTTTAATACTGAATATCCACATGAAGTATTAATAAATAGCAATAGTAAATTACCAAGAAGCTCTATTAGTTGGAGCATTCCAGCAGAATATAGTTTTAATGATGTTAAAACAATTATTTCTGGGTAAATGTGGGGGATTAGCTCAGCCGGGAGAGCGCCTGATTTGCATTCAGGAGGTCAGCGGTTCGATCCCGCTATCCTCCACCACATCAAAAAAAACTAAAATAAACACCTTATCAAGTAAAGTATAAACATAACTTTAATCTTCATAACTTAAATAGTTATAACTACACTTATTTAGATTAAAATTATGAAAAAATATATATATTACAGCATTTTTGTGACATTTGTTGCTTCTATGAGCTCTATTCAGGCGAGCGAATTAACGCAAGAATTTTCAAATCCTAGTTTTAGTGGAAATGGCTATTCAAATCATGTGTTAGCCACAGAGCAACTGCAATTTCAACGTAAAGAAGAATTACGTAAAGACATAGAAAAGAAACTCAGAGACGCAGAACGTGATGAAAATAATGAAGTAATAAACAAATTCATTGCCAATGTGGAATCAAGAATCTATGCCAACCTATCTAAACAGTTGGTAGACAACATGTTTTCATCTGGAGGACAGACCACAGGCACTGCTGAAATTGAAGGTGCCACCATTTATTGGGAAAAAGATGTAGATCTAGGTGAAATATCAATTAGAATCACAGAAGCAGATGGTACTATAACAACACTTACTGTGCCGGTAGGAGATTTTGGATTTTAATATGAGACAGATATTTGCTTTGTTATTATTGATAGCATTGGCAGGATGTGCCGGCCATGCCGGTGTAAATGGATTCAAAGCACCAGAAACTGCGGTGGCACCCTTACAACAACAGTTCAAAGCAATACCAGAACTTGATGGTCCAAAAATCACAATAGCAGTTTACAGTTTTAATGACAAAACAGGACAACGTAAACCAAGTCAAAATTTTTCACAACTTTCAAGTGCTGTAACTCAAGGTGCTGAAGTTTGGGTAATTCAAGCACTGTCAGAAGTGGGCAACAACACATGGTTCACAGTTGTTGAAAGAGGAGGACTAGACAATCTAGTCAAAGAACGACAATTGATTCGTTCAACCAGAGAACAGTATGAAGACGAAAAAGATAAAAAATTAAAACCTTTACTCTTTGCTGGTTTAATTGTAGAAGGTGCCGTGGTAGGCTATGATTCAAATGTGGTCACAGGCGGCTCTGGTGCACGATACCTAGGTATTGGTGCCAAAACTCAATATCGTGTTGACACAGTAACAGTGTCTATGCGTATTGTTTCAGTAAGCACAGGAGAAGTACTTCTTTCTGTTGCCACACAAAAAGATATTGCCAGTTATTCTACTGGTGCTGATGTGTTTAAATTTTTAGACCTAGGCACTAAACTAATTGAAGTAGAAGCAGGTACGGCAGTTAATGAACCAGTTAATTATGCAGTAAGATCCGCAATAGAACAGGCGGTCTGCGATTTAGTTGAACTTGGACATTCTAAAGGTCTTTGGAATTACAAAGCAGTTGTAATTGATTCACAGATTAA